TGGGTTTAATCATTTTCCTAGACCAATGATATATAACGCCCATCATGAAATAGAAAATTTATCTAATTTGGATGGGAAAAAAAGATTTTATACTGTGGTAGGTTATATCTGTGAAACAGATACATTTGCAACAAATAGAAAAATAAATGAAATTAATGAAGAAGATATTCTTTGTTTCCGTAATGCAGGTGCATATTGTTTTTCAATGAGTAGTAACTATAATTCAAGATGCAGACCTTCAGAAATATTATTTAATTCCTCAACTAAAGAACATAAATTAATAAGGAAAAGAGAAACATTTGAAGATTTAATAAAAAATCAAATAATATGAAGCATTTAGAAGATACCCCTTGGTGGATATGTGATCCTGAAGATGAAAACTATTGTGCTTATGTAGATACAGATAGTAATTATTTTCATGCTGAACCTTTATTAAGACATAGATTCCCTAATTTTGATGAAATGTCTGATAAAGAAAAAGATATTGAATTAGAAAAAATAGCTTTGGAATATCAAGATATTATCACAGAATATTATAACAATGTAGCTAAAGAGGTATTTAATGTTAACCAATTTGAATGGTTTGATAAACCCCACTGGTTAGAAATGAAAACTGAATGTGTAATTAGATCAGCTTATTTTAGGGCAACTAGAAGATATGCTCAATGGATTACAAAAGAAGAAGGTATTGAAAAAGACAAACTAGATATTAAAGGTTTAGAATTCCAAAAAGCAAATTTTCCTCCTTTATTAGGAGAATTTTTCCATAAAGCTCTAGTAGATGTTCTAAAGGGAGAAACTCAAGAGGAAATAGATACTAGAGTAAAAGAATTTAAGAAAACAATATTAGATGGCACTATACCATTAACTAAATTAGGTAATCCAACTTCAGTTAAACAAATTAATAAACATCAAGGAAAACCCTCAAGAGCAGGAGAAATCTTTTCTATATTTAAAAAAGTAGAAAATAAAGCAGGGCATAAATTGGGAGCCCCCGCAGCAGTTAAGGCAGCTATTAGATATAATGATTTAATTAGATTTTGGAAATTAGATGGTAAACATAGTTTAATCGCTCAAGGAGATAAAATTAAATGGGTTTACCTAAAACCTAATCCATACCAACTTGAAGAACTTGCTTTTTTAGAGTTTGATATGCCAAAAAAGATTCGTATATTCCTAGAGGAATATGCTGATAGAAAAAAAATATTTGACAGCATATTATTAAATAAATTAGAGGGATTTTATAGTGATTTAGAATGGAACCTAAATTTGAATCCATACATAAACCATTTTTTTGAATTATGATATCAAAACACGATTTACAATCAATTATAACTAAATACCATTTAGGGGAAATAGAACAAGTAAAATGGGAGATAGAAGATAATACACTTCAAATTAATTTTATAACCCCCTCAAACATGGTATTAGGTACAGTAAAATGTGCTGATTTCCCATTAGAAGATGCTGATTTAGCAATATATAATACCAAAAAATTAGCTAATTTGGTTGCTATTTGTAATGGAGATTTATTATTAGAATTAGAGAAACAAAATAAAATGTTGCTTAAACTTAATCTTTCTGATCTTAATTTTAATTTATCCTATGCTCTATCAGATCCTCTCTTAATTAAAAAAGTGGGTAAAGCAAAACCCGTAGATAGTTGGCACATTGAGTTACAATTAGAAAAAGAAGAAATTAGTAACATATTAAGAGCTAAGGGTGCTATGTCAGAAGTAGATAATTTTTTAGTTACTACTACTAAAAATTTAGATGGGGATAGTGTGTGTGAATTAGTGTTCGGGGATGAATATGGACATAATAATAAAGTTACATATCAACTACAAGGTATTATAAATAAAGAAAATTTAAAAATAAAATATAACTCAAATATGTTAAGAACTATCTTAAATGCAAATAAAGATATGGATGAAGGTATTTTAAAAATATCTAATGAAGGATTAATGTATTTTAGCTTTAAAAATGAAAATATTGAAAGTGAATATTATATGGTTCCTCAAGAAGATGGTATCATTTCTTGATTCCCATATATGTATAAATGCAAACTTAGGTGCAAAAAACAGCCCACCAGAATGGGGGCCGAGTATTTAAAAAACATAAATTTTAGAATTATGACAACACTATTAAGAGAGCTAGACAATGGTCTAGCACCAAGACTAACAACACCTTTTGACATATTAGTCAGAAATTTTTTCGACACCGAAACACCATTTCACCCATTACATTCCGTTAAATTAAAACATCCTGTAGATGTTTATGAAGATTCAAAAGGTCTTCATTTGGAAGTGGCTTGTACTGGATTAACAAAAGAAGACATAACCCTTGATATTGAAGGGGATGTTTTGAAAGTTAGCTATGAAAAAGATAATGATCCTAACCCATCTAGGGAATACCATTATTCAGGAATAGCTAAAAGATCATTCAACTTTGGGTATAAAGTAAATAATAGATTTACATTATCAGAAGCTGAAGCCGAGATGAAAGATGGATTGTTAAATATAACAGTTCCTTATTCACCACATTCAATAACAAAAATCAAATCAATTGAAATAAAATAAAAACTTTTGCACCTAAGTTTTGATTATTGATCATTTTTTCGTATATTATAAATAAATAAAAAGTTATACAATGGAATTAGAAGCACTATTCGATGCAGTCATCGTTAAACCCTTAGAAGAAGAAGAATCTACATATGGTTCAATTGTAGTACCCGATTTAGGTAAAGATAGAAACGAACACGGAACAGTTGTTGCTGTTGGACCTGGGCGCCAAGTTGCAGGAGTTGGTTATGTTGAAACTGAAATTAAAGTAGGAGATAAAGTTGTTTTACCTACAATGGGATTTACAAAACTTGAACATAAAGGAGAAGAATACTATATTGGGAATGAGAATCAAATTTTGGCTAGAATTAAAAAAGAGGTTAATGTTGAAGATATTTTAGCAGAAACTGAAGTAAGTGAATTTGAACAAAAAATGTTAGAAAATGAGTAAAATTATTGAAATTGGCCCGGGAGCCAGAAAAAAATTAACAGAAGGAGTTGATAAAATGGCGGACGCTGTTGTAGCAACTCTAGGACCAAATGGTAGAAATGTAGTTATTTCTAAACCAGGGGATTATCCTCAATCAACAAAAGATGGAGTTACCGTTGCAAAAAGTATATCATTAGAAGACCCTGTAGAAGAATTAGGGGTTCAAATGTTAAAACAAGCAGCCATAAAAACTTCAGATAATGCTGGGGATGGTACAACAACTGCTACCCTATTAGCTAGAGAGATGATTAATATGGGTTTAAAAAAACTTAATGATGGAGCAAATGCTGTAGACATTAAAAGGGGTATTGACAAAGGAGTAGAAGCTGTAGTTGATGAATTAAGAAGAAATTCTGAAGAAATTGCTTCCCAAGACCAATTAGAACAAATTGCCACAATTTCAGCCAATAATGATAAAAAAATTGGAAAATTAATTTCTACTGCAATGGAAAAAGTAGGTAGAGATGGGGTTGTTCATATTGAAGAATCTAAAACAGGAGAAACTTACCTTGAAACTGTAGAAGGCATGCAATTTGATAGAGGCTATAAATCCCCCTATTTTGTTACTAATAACAACACAATGACTTCAGTTTTAAATGACACTTATATATTAATTGCAGATCATAAATTTACTGCTGTTAAAGACTTATTACCTATTTTAGAGCAAGTATCAAATACGAACAAATCCCTTTTAATTATTGCAGATGATGTTGATAGTGAGGCATTGGCTACCCTTATTGTAAATAAAATGAGGGGTACTTTAAAATGTTGTGCAGTTAAAGCTCCTGAATTTGGAGATAGAAAAAAATTAGTTTTAGAAGACATTGCTGTGTTAACGGGAGGTCAAGTATTCACCAAAGAAAAGGGAATGAAACTTGAGAAATTTAGTTGGGAGTGGTTTGGTCAAGCTAGAGCCATCACGATTTCTAAAGAAAAAACAACTATTGTTGATGGTAAGGGTAGTGAAGAAGAAATTTCTCAAAGAGTAGAAGAATTAGCTCAACAAATTGAAAAATCAGAAACTCCTTTTGAAATGGAAAGACTACAGGATAGAATGGCAAAATTTGTAGGTGGAGTAGCTATTGTTCATGTAGGGGGGAATACTGAATTAGAGATGAAAGAAAAGAAAGATAGGGTTGATGATGCCTTACATGCCACAAAAGCTGCTTTAGAAGAAGGAATTGTTTCTGGTGGGGGTATGGCTTTGCTTTATTCTCATAATATTTTATATGCATTAGAAAATGGGAATCCTGACCATAATTTTGGATTAAAAATAGTTCAACAAGCATGTAAAAAACCATTTGAACAAATATTAACTAATGCGGGAAAAACAGAAACTGAAGCACAAATATTATCTTATGAATTTGAAGGAAACGAGAATCCCTGGAAGGGCTACAATGTAAAAACAGATAAAGACACTAATATGAAAGAATCAGGGATAATTGATCCTTTAAAAGTTACAAGAAGTGCTTTACAAAATGCCGCTTCAGTAGCAGGTACAATTTTACTAACAGAAGCAGTAGTTGTAGATAAACCTGAAGATAAAAAGGATAATGGAATTGATCCTTCAATGTTAGGAATGGGGATGTAATATGAAAACAAAAGTTGTAGAAAGAAATGAAGTCATTGCCACTAGAGTTCCTCCTGGAGATAGGTGGACTCTAGTGGATGATTCAAAAAAAATAATTCATAAAACTTTAACTGATGCCCTTGAAGCATACTTAAATTCCACCGGATTTAAAGGAGAATATAGACTAGCCCCTTTAGATAGTAAATTATATGCTATAAAAACATCAGAAGAAGAAATTAGACCTGAACCAGTTAAAAAGTATAATATTTATGGAGATGAATACTAAAGATCATTCACTATTAGTTGAAAAATATCGCTCTCAAGTATTAGATGAATATGTAGGAAATGACCATATTAAAAAACAAATACAAAAATATTTAGACCAAAATGACATTCAAAACTTTATATTTTACGGCCCGGCAGGTACAGGTAAGACTACTCTTGCAAAGCTTATTGTTAACAATCTTGATTGCTCTTACTTATACATCAACGCTTCTGATGAGCGTGGTATTGAGACTATTAGGGATAAAGTTACAAGTTTCTCCAGTACTGCTTCGTTTCGACAGATTAAGGTTGTCATATTGGACGAGGCAGATTTCCTCACAATTCAAGCTCAAGCATCGTTAAGAAACGTAATTGAAACATTCTCAAGAACTACACGTTTTATAATGACGTGTAATTTTATAGAAAGGATTATAGATCCATTACAATCAAGATGTCAGGTGTTAAAAATAATACCTCCAAGTAAACAAGAAGTAGCAAAACACCTAAATAAAATATTAATTAATGAAATAGGAAAAGGTTTTAAAGTAGACTTTCTTGTTAACATAATTAATGCCCATTATCCGGATATACGAAAAATGTTAAACACAATTCAATTATCAATTAAAGATAATAAATTAGTATTAGATGAATCTATTATAGTATCATCCAATTATATAAAACAAGTCATAGCAGAATTAAAACAAAAAACCCCAAATTATAGAAAACTAAGACAAATAATAGCAGATTCGGGATGTAATGATTTTGAGGGGTTATATAGGATTTTATTTGACACAGCTTCAAAATATGCCCCTGGTAGAGAAGGTAGTGTAGCAATGATTTTGAATGAACATCAATATCATTCAAACTTTAGAATAGACAAAGAAATTAATATCGCAAGCGCGTTAGCAAAAATAATAGAAATAAAAAAACCACAAGTAATATGAATCAAAATGGACAAACACCACAGTTAAACATTGACTTTAAAACAACATCACCAGTAGAAGGATTTGATGGAGGTCAATTATTTGGACAAGCCTTTGTAATAAGAAAAGTATCTAAATTTGTAACAGGAGGGGATGAGGATGCTCTTTTACCAATTCCTGTATTCTATGATTTAGAAACTAAAAAAATCCTTATAGATTCTGTCCCTAAAGAATTAAGGGAAGAATATGAAGACATAGCATTATAATTGAAAACCAAAAACATATTTGATTGGCTTCAACATATAACTCTTTATAAGACACCGGCTAAAGAATTTGCGGATAAAGACTGGGATAATTTTAATTCATATATGGTCCATAGGTTTATAAGTATGAGCCCATACTACGTTGAAGTCGCTGATTATGCGCAAGGTTTAATGCCAAATAACAAAAAAGAAATATATAATTTCTATAAAGAAATGATTCCAAAAAGAAAAGTTTGGTTACAATATATTAAATCAAAAAATAAAAAACCTGTTAAAGAATTAATAGAAAAAATAGCTTCTTACTATGAAGTTGGAGAAGCAGAAGCTTCTTCGTATATTAGTATCCTAAATAAAGAGGACTTAATTTCAATTCTAAGAAAAATGGGCATTGAAGAAAAAGAATCTAAAAAATTAATAAAAAAATAAGAGGCATAGACCCCTAATAATGGCTAAAACCCCAACCATAGTAAAGGAGATCCAAAAACAAACCCCTCAGGAGGTAAATTACGCTTACCAAAAGAATATTTCATATTCACAATATTCTATGTGGAAAAAATGCCCCAAACAATGGGCTTTACAATACAGGGACGGTCATAAAATATACTCTCCCAGCGTCCATACGGTATTTGGAAAAGCCTTTCATGAAGCCTTTCAACATTATATAGAAGTAATGTATACTAAAAGTGGGGCCGCAGCAGATAGAGAAAACATATTAGAAATATTAAAAGATAAAATCAGAGAACACTATCAGGATGAATATAAAAAGAACAATAATCAACATTTTTCTAATCCTGGAGAGTTAACTGAATTTTATGAAGATGGGGTAGAAATATTAAATTTTCTAAAAAAGAATAGAGGTAAGTACTTTAGTAAAAGAGGATGGCATTTAGTAGGAATAGAAACCCCTATAACAATGCCTTCTATACAATACAACCCTGACGTTTTATATGTAGGTTTTTTAGACATTGTAATGTACAATGAAAGACTAAATAAATTTAAAATAATAGACATAAAAACCTCCACCAAAGGTTGGAAATTGGATTATGTTAAAAAAGATGAAGATAAACAGTTCCAATTAATATTATATAAAAAATTCTTTTCAAAACAATTTGGAATCCCAGAAGAAAATATAGATATTGAATTCTTCATTGTTAGAAGAAAAGTATATACTGAAGGGGACTATCCACAAAAGAGAGTACAATTATATACCCCTCCTTCAGGAAAAATAAAAATGGGAAGGGCGACAAAGGCATTAACAGAATTTATAAATGAATGTTTTATAAAAAGTAAACACACAACTAAAGATATGTCTCCAAATCCTAGTAAATGGAATTGTACCTTTTGCCCATATAAAGAAAAAAAAGAATTATGCCCTGTTGGACATACTTCAGAATACTAATATATTTATATAATATGAACAAAAACAAATAAAATGGCTGAAAAAAAAGACATGACACTCACAAGTGTAAAAGTGAAGAGTGATTTATTTGAAAATTTTAAAATTGAATGTGTAAAACGTAAATTTTCATTTCAAAAACTTGCCGATCGGGCAGTTTATCTGTATCTTACAGATGATAATTTTAGAAAACAAATAAATAACCACACTAATTTAGAACTATGAATAAAGATTTTAAATATCTTCCAAAAGAAAAAAGAAAAAAAATACTTTTAATATGTGATGATATAAGAGTACACTCAGGGGTAGCTACAGTTGCAAAAGAAATAGTTTTAAGAACCTGCCAACATTTTAATTGGGTTCAAATAGCAGGAGCTATTAAACATCCAGATAAGGGTAAAAGATTAGATTTGAGTCAAAATACTGACCAAGAAACGGGGTTAGAAGATTCTAGTGTATTTTTATACCCAGTTGATGGTTATGGTAGTCCAGAAATATTACGACAACTAATTAAATTAGAAAAACCCGATGCCCTTTTTATTATCACAGACCCTAGATATTTTGTATGGTTATTTGATATGGAACAAGAAATAAGAAAACAAATGCCTCTTGTTTATCTTAATATTTGGGATGACTATCCTGCTCCCTTATATAATAAAGAATTTTATGAATCCTGTGATGTTTTACTAGGTATTTCTAAACAAACAGTAAACATAAATAAAATTGTATTAGGGGATAAAGCTAAGGATAAAATTATAAGATATCTCCCCCATGGGTTAAATTCAAAAATTTACTATCCTTTAGAAGTTACTGAAGATATAGAAAAAATGGAGAAAATGAAATATAGTTTGTTTGGAAATGATGAAGTAGATTTTATTTTATTTTTTAATTCTAGGAATATTAGAAGAAAACAAATCCCAGATTCAATGTGGGCTTTTAGAATGTTTTTAGATGGGTTACCAAAAGAAAAAGCAGATAAATGTAGATTTTTACTTCACACTGAAATATCACATGAAGCAGGTACAGACTTAGAACCAATAAGAGAATTATTATTTGAAGAAAAATATCCAAAAGCAATTAAATTTTCATTAAATAAGTTAAGCTCTTATGATTTAAATTTACTTTATAATTTAGCTGATGTCCAAATATTATTAACATCAAATGAAGGATGGGGGTTAACATTAACAGAAGCTATGCTTTCAGGAACCCCATTTATAGCAAATGTAACAGGAGGAATGCAAGATCAAATGAGATTTGAAGATGAAAATGGAAAATGGTTCATCCCTTCATCAGAAATACCTTCTAATAATACAGGTAAATATAAAAAACATGGTGAATGGGCTTTCCCTTGTTACCCTACTTCAAGATCAATTCAAGGTTCTCCCATAACTCCTTATATCTGGGATGATAGATGTAAACCCGAAGATGCAACTAAGAGAATTAAAGAAATTTATGATATGTCCCCTAAAGAAAGAAAAGAAAAGGGATTAAAGGGAAGAGAATGGTGTTCAAGTAAGGAAGCAGGATTTACAACAGAGTATCAAGGTAAAAGATTTATAGAGACATTAGATGAACTATTTGAAACATGGAAGCCTAGAAAAAAATATGAATTAATAGATTCAGATAAAGACATTAGAAAAACACAAACCCATAATTTAGTATATTAAAATGAGTAAACCAACATTAGTATTAAGTTGCCCTATAGATACTTATTCCGGCTATGGTTCAAGGGGTAGAGATTTAGCAAAAGCAATTATAGAATTAGATAAATATGATTTAAAAATCATACCCCAAAGATGGGGGGCTACCCCCTGGGGTTTTATAGAAGATCATAAAGAATGGAATTTTTTAAACAAACATTTATTTTATCCACAACCCAAACAACAATACCCTACACCAGAAGTTTGGATACAATTAACAATCCCCAATGAATTTATGCCTCAAGGGAAATATAATATAGGAATGACAGCGGGAATTGAGACTACTTTATGTCCTGCTGAATGGATTGAAGGATGTAATAGAATGGACATTGTGATTGGGTCTTCAAACCATACTATTAATGTATTAAAACAATGTAAATTTAAAAGAAAGGATAAAAACACTAACCAAATAATATCAGATCTAGAGCTAAATACTAAAACTGAGGTATTATTTGAAGGAATTAATTTAGATACTTACAAACCAGTTAAATCCACTCTAGATTTATCTAACATAAGAGAAGAATTTTGTTATTTGTTTGTAGGACATTGGATACAAGGGGATTTTGGACATGATAGAAAAAATGTATCTCTATTAATTAAATCTTTTTGTGAAACTTTTAAGAATAAACAAAATCAACCGGCTTTAATCTTAAAAACAAGTCATGGTATTCCTTCTTACATGGATAGAGAAAAAATTCTTAAAAAAATAAAAGAAATCAAAAAAACCACAAGGGGGAAGTTACCTAAAGTTTATTTACTCCACGGGGAATTCTCAGACCAAGAAATAAATGAATTATATAATCATCCAAAAGTTAAGGCTATGGTTAGTCTAACAAAAGGAGAGGGGTTTGGAAGACCATTATTAGAATTTACTCAAACTAAAAAACCCATTATTACTACAGGTTGGTCAGGCCAAGTAGACTTTTTAAGACCAGATATGAGTATTTTACTTCCTGGTACTTTAGGAGAAATGCACCCAAGTGCTAGAAATAATTGGTTTGTAGAAGGAGCAAAATGGTTTGATGTTGATACTATGGCTTTAGGTAGGGTATTAAAAGATACTTACAAAAAATATAAAACATTTTTACCAAAAGCGGCCCAACAATACTCATATGCTAAAAACAATTTTAGTTATGAAAAAATGAAAGAAAAACTAAATTCAATCTTTGATGAAAATATTCCGGATTTTCCAAAACAAATCCCTTTACAGTTACCTAAATTAAAAAAAATAGGAGAGGATGCAATTAATACTCCCCCTAAATTACAGTTACCTAAATTAAAAAAAGTAGAAATATGAGTGGAGATAAATTAATGAATTGTCCAAGATGTAATAGTGATGCTTGTTATTCCCAAGAAGTGAATAATAAATTATCTACATATTTTTGTTATGGGTGTGGTTTTCAAAGTAATTCTTTAATGAAAAATGGTGAAGAGTTTTTACTAGAACAAACAAAAATTCTCCCAGAGCTATATATTGATTTAATATTTGAAGATAAAAAAGGTAGGAAATGGTTACCTTCTACAATAAATCTTCCAAAACAAGGAATGATATTTGCTAATGGGGCCACAGCTAAAAATTGGAAATGGGCGGCAGTAAAGTCAATAGAAGTATTAGAAGAAGAAAAAGAAAAATATCCAATACCAGGAAAAGAGGGAAAATATTATGAAAATAGAATGGATATGGAAACAATGAAATTGTTTGAAGAACGGGATTATATGGAAGCTCTTTCATATATAGGAGTACTCCCAGAATAGTTATAACATGATACCAAATATATTTCATTTTGTATTTGGGTTAAATAGTGATTTTGGTGGTAAACCCTTTAATTTAGTACATTATTTATCCATTCAATCAGCTATAGAGGTAAACAACCCTAAAAAGATTTATTTTTACTACCAAAATCTCCCAGAAACAGAATGGTTTAAAAAAATACAAGATAAATTAGAACTTGTTAAAGTAAATCCCCCAACAGAAATATTTGGTAATCCTTTATATCATGTTGCTCATAAAGCCGATATAATTAGATTAGAGGCTTTAAAAAATAAAGGGGGTATTTACATGGATATAGATACTATTTGTGTTAAACCTTTTACCCCACTATTGAATAATAAATTTGTTATAGGCCAACAAATATCCCCTAATTACAAACAAATCCAGGGACTATGCAATGCTGTTATAATGTCTACTTCTGATAGTGAATTTTTAGATATTTGGTATAATAGTTATTCTACTTTTAGAGCTAAACCTTTAAGTGAAAACTTAAATAAAGGGGGAGGTGGAAATTATGCTTATTGGGATGAACATTCAGTATATCTCCCCAAATATTTATCATCCCAACACCCAGACAAATTACATATTGAAAATTTTAAAAGTTTCCATTTTCCAATTTGGGACAAAATAGGCATGAAAATGTTATTTGAAGAGGAACATGATTTAAAAGAGGCATATTGCCATCATTTATGGGAATCCGCAGCTTGGGAATATATGGAAAAATTAACTGTTGATGACATTAAAAATGTGGATACCACATACAATAAAGTAGCAAGACGTTTTTTATGATACCTAAAATAATACATCAAATTTGGTTCTCCCCAGATGGAAAATACCCTAAAAAGTATGATTTTTGTCAAGAGTCTTGGTCTAAACTAAACCCTAAACATCAGTACATTTTATGGGATGAAAAAAAATCTTATCAATTTATTGAAACTGAATTTAATGATTTTTTACAAACTTACAATCAAGTAACAGATGTAATGGTAAAAACCGATTTATTAAGAATTTTAATAGGATATCATTATGGGGGAACGTATGCTGATTTAGATGTTGAATGTTTAAGACCTATAGATGAATGGGTATTAGAGGATGAAAAAATAAATATTCCTTTAGAACCAAAAGTACATAACCCTTTTATGTTGGGATGTGCTACTTTTTGTTTAAAAGAAAAAAATAGTAAAGTTTTAGAATTATTAAAATTTGGATTAGAGAAATTTGAAATAAAAAGACAAAATGAAAAAGGTTATAACATGGAAGCATTTGGCCCAAAAAATTGGACCCAATTCTACAAAACAAACCCAGAATATTATAATATAATAGATACTAAATTAATGTTTCCTATTCCAGATACTAGTTTATCTCCTAAATTGGATGAACTTTTTAGAACTAGTATAGTAAAAAAAGATTTTGGAGAAGCATATTGTGTTCATTATTGGGATCACTTACATTGGCCTAGACCTAGCATATTAGACAAATATTATAAGGAGCTAAAACCATGATTTTTAACATAGTAGCAACCTTTAGAGATAATGAAAAATATTTATCTAATTTTTTAATTCCCA